CATTGCTAATCTTCATGATGAGGTAATTAGTAATGGTCACACTTATACAGTTGAAGCATTACAAAATCAATGACGAAAAGGGTAAAGGATTTAATTAGTGAACTCGAACTATTAAATCCGAATGAATCTATCTTTGCTTTATATTATACAAAGGAGGATGTAAAACAATTAGATTACTATTGTACTGATTGTTATCCTTATACTGATGAACTAGCAGAGAAGACAATTACTAAACTAACTGAAGATGGTGATGTAAAGAATACAGTAGACAAGTTAGTTACTAATACAATGAGAGATGATACTAGTTATCTCGTACAAGAAGAATGTAGATTAGATAGTATTGACAAGGTATTAAATGACTCTCCGAGTTACTAAAAAGTGCATCTGTGGAAAAACTTGTGGAAAAACAATCATTAAATAAATGGTTAAAAAAACATAGTTGCGTGTTTTATGTTTTCCACAGAAGGTGTTGAAAAAGTATATAAATACCCTGATTTATCTTCGTTATTATGTTCTAAACCCCTCTGGTTATTGTTATCTAAGACCGCAGTATATCATGAGTTGACAAAAAAGTCAAGAAAATTTCTGAAACTTTTTGAGTCTCACACATATTATTCGTCTGATATAAGACTCAACAAAACTGTAAGATTTTATGAGTCCTCTGAGTCTCACTGATTCGTCCATTCTTATGCGAAACTCACTGGTCTCAGAGAACTTATGAGTCTCAGACCACTCGAAAATTCGTCCACTGGACACAGTAGTCTCATTGTTTTGCGTGTAGACTACTAGGGTGGTTTTGAGGGAGGGAAGTATTACACAGCACTATGTGATAATAATTACACAGTGAGTTTGTATTAGTTTTCCACAGGCAAAGTATTAGTTATCCACAGACCCTGTGGAAAAGTATTATAAACCTGTGGAAAACTTTATACCTGGGGGAGGGGTTTATATTACTAATACACAGTGAGTTTCTGATTGTTTATAAACACCAGTACTACTCACAAACACTCCGAGGGTTTCTAATACTTTACAGATTGCCCTTCGTGTATTATAATAAAACAGTGTTGTGTAATTATAATTAAGTAGTACTGTTTAATTCTTATACCCACGGGGGGGTTATTAATAACAATTACTTAGTGAGTTCGTTATTGTTATTATACAGCACTAAATGACAGTAACCCTCGGGGGGGTTAGGTTTTTTATAAAAACCGATGGGTCCCCCTAACCTACAAAAGTATGCATCCACGAGACCTTTACCCCGCATATAAAAATTTTTCCGAGGGGAAAAACGGGTCTCCGAGGTCCGTTCAAGAAAAAAAATTCCGAGGGGAAAAAATAGGTTAAAAACCCTGTGAGTGCTATATAACGGAGAATAAAAATTTCTAAGAATGACCGAAGAAGAGAAGGAGTTACTCATCGAGTGCATTCAATTCCGTTTACAGCACGACAAGTCTTTAAATAGTAATGAAGTATTACGTGAAGATTTGGAAGAATTGCTCTTTAAAGTAGAGGATATTGATGACTACGTATGACATAAAAGTCAAAGGTTTAACAGTAATGGAGAGAGTTACTCCAGAGCAACTCACACAGAGTATGAAAGATGCTCAAATGATTGTGTGGTTGAGAGGGGGTAAAATGGAAGACGTTGAGTATGTAATAAATACAAAGTCTTCTTGAGACGAAAAAAAACCCCGTCCGCAACGTAGTTGCATTTGATGTGAAGGGGTGATATAATTATAGAGTTGGAATTTACATTTTTATGGCCAAAGGATTTACAGTAAAAGCAAAGGCACCGACAGTTAATAAGAACGTTGACGAATTCGACCTTGCAGCAGCAAAGGAGATGATTAAAGGTAAGGCAGTTGTATTTTGTCTACCTGGACGAGGATGTTCATATACGTTTATGAAGAGTTTTGTACAATTGTGTTTTGACCTTGTACAAGCAGGTGCGAGTATTCAGATTAGTCAAGACTATAGTTCCATGGTGAACTTTGCACGATGCAAGTGTCTTGGTGCTAATGTATTGCGTGGACCGAATCAGAAACCTTGGGATGGTAAACTGCAATATGATTATCAGTTGTGGATTGACAGTGATATTGTCTTCGACACCGAGAAGTTCTATCGTCTTGTAGCAATGGATAAGGACATTGCAGCAGGTTGGTACATGACTGAGGATGGTCGTACTACGAGTGTTGCTCACTGGTTGGAAGAGGATGACTTCCGTACCAATGGTGGAGTGATGAATCACGAAACTGCTGAGACCATGCCGAAGCGTAAAAAACCGTTTACCGTTGACTACACTGGTTTCGGATGGGTTCTGATTAAGAACGGAGTCTTCGAGAGTCTTGAGTACCCCTGGTTTGCTCCTAAGATGCAGCAATTTGAATCGGGAGAGGTTCAGGATATGTGTGGTGAGGATGTCTCCTTCTGCCTGGATGCCAAGGAAGCAGGGTTTGAAATCTGGTGCGACCCGAAGATTCGTGTTGGTCATGAAAAGACCCGAGTTATCTGAGTCATTGACCCCTACGGGGGTCTTTTTTTATGGTTGACGGAGGGTCTTGGAGGTGTTATAGTGTATTCAAGCCACTGATGGGTGGTGAAAAAAACCGTAAAAAACAACCGTTTAGGAGACACCAAAATTATGGCAGCACGTCGTGGCAGTGGAAACACCAAACTTGACCCAGTTCCTAAAAAAACTCGTCAGGGGTCTGGTCAGCATACTAAATATGCAGCAAGTAGCCGTAATGGTGCTAAGAAACGTTACCGTGGACAAGGTAGGTAAGTATGTATTATCTGGATGGGAATGTAGAGTATCACGATATCCATCCAAAAGACCTTTGGGTCTACAATAAACTCCAATTATGTAGGGTTTTGGGATACAAATGCGGACCAGTTGGGTCCGATGTCCCAGAACCCAATTTTTATGTTGTAAAACCAGCAATCAATTTCATGGGAATGTGCCGTCATGCCCGTATTGTATGGTTAGATGGGTCAACAGACCACTTTCACCCTGGTGAATTCTGGTGTGAAGTGTTTGAAGGAGAGCATTTAAGTGTTGATTACCAAAATGAGTCGTGTAAATTAACAGTTAAAGGGTATCGTGACCCCCAAAAACCACTTTATAAGTGGGACAAATGGGAAAAAATTGATAAAAAAGTAGAATTTCCCGAAATTTTGAAGAATTTGGAGAAAAAATACGAATGGATCAACTGCGAATTCATTAATGGAAACCTAATTGAGGCACATATGCGTCCAAATCCTGATTTTAGGCATGGAAATGTCGTTGCAATCCCAAATTGGGGTGATATTAGTCAGTATAGAGAGTGTGAACTCAAGAAAGGGTACAATTATGTCGATGATCCTGACTATAAACGGAAGGGATTCTGGATAGATTAAATAATACGGAGATAGAACCTCCCAAAAAGTTCTGTTTAACCGATTGGAGAAACAGATGGCTAAGTATCACGTAGACAGAGACCCTGAATACATGTATAAAATGTGGGGAACAACCTCTTTGATTACTGATTACTGGTGCAAACCTCACCCCACAACTGATAATGCAGAGGAATTTTCCGAAGCAGAAATTGATGCAATGGGGGATGAAAAAGAAAAGGGTTAAAAAACTATTATAGATAGTATATAATACTCTTGTTTTATAAATGGCAACACGGGTCTCTAGGGAATTTAGGGATATTAGTCTATCTTTTACTAAACACCCAGTAACAAATGATATTGTGGCACTTAAAAACGAAGATGCCATTAAGAGATCCGTTGTTAACTTAATACGGACACAACTTGGTGAAAGATTTTTTGAACCTATAATTGGAACTTCCTTAGAAGGTTCATTATTTGAACTATCTCATCCTGAAATTCGTATTTCATTAGAAGGTGAGATAAAAGTTTTACTTGAGAACTATGAACCACGTATTTCTACAAATAGTGTTCGAGTAGATCCATCACCAGATGACTATGAATTGAATGTAACTTTAACTTATGACATTGTTGGTCTGGCAATACCTAGACAAAACATCGAGTTTATTTTACAACCAGCTAGGATATAATGTCGTTCAATCAATTCACAAACTTAGACTTTGACGATCTAAAGTCGCAAATTAAAGACTACCTTAGGACAAACAGTAATTTTACTGATTTTGACTTTGAGGGGTCTAATTTTTCAGTATTGATTGATATTTTAGCATATAACTCTTATATTACTGCCTTCAACACGAACATGGCAGTAAATGAGTCCTTTTTGGACAGTGCTACATTAAGAGAGAATGTGGTATCACTTGCTAGAAATATTGGATATGTTCCACGTTCAAAGAGAGCATCAAAGGCAAGAGTTAGTTTTACCGTTGACACTGCTGGATTCTTAGATGTTAGGTCAGTAACTCTAAAAGCAGGTGTAGTTGCACTTGGTGCAATGGTTTCTGGCAGTTATGTATTTTCAATTCCAGAAGATATCACGGTCCCTGTTGATGCTAATGGAATTGGAACGTTTGAAAATATTGATATTCTTGAGGGAACATACCTCACTAAAAACTTCACCATGGATGACTCTCAACCAACTCAGAGATTTATCATTCCAAACGATAATGTAGATTCCACAACAATTCGTACATTTGTTAGTGACTTGAGAAACGAAGAGTATACATTATACTCAAATATTTTAAACCTAGACGAAACATCAAAAATTTTCCTCATCCAAGAGGTTGAAGATGAGCAATATGAACTTGTTTTTGGTGATAATGTCTTTGGTAAAAAACCAACTACAGGAAGTTCTATATTTGTAAGTTATATTATAACTAATGGTAAAGATGGCAATGGTGTTGCCAACTTTACTTTCTCTGGAATCATAGAAGATAATAATCAGAATAGAATTACTACTGGTATTTCTAGAGTTTCAACAATTCAGTCATCTGAAAATGGTGATGATATTGAAAAAATTGATAGTATTAAGTACCTTGCACCTAGGGTTTATTCCTCCCAGTACAGGGCAGTAACAGCAAATGACTATAAGGGTCTAATACCCACGATTTTCCCCAATGTAGAGGCAGTGAGTGCCTATGGAGGAGATGAATTAGACCCACCAGAATATGGAAAAGTATTCATTTCAATCAAACCTAGACAAGGTAAGTTCTTATCTAGAGTTACAAAAGAACAAATCAAAAAAGACTTGAAACAATATACAATCGCAGGAATTAAACCAGAGATTGTTGACTTGAAATACTTGTTTGTTGAACTTAATACTAGTGTTTATTACAACAGAAGTTCTATAGCAGATGTTACTGCACTTAGGAATCAAGTAATTTCTACTTTAGATTCTTATGGAAAGTCATTTGACCTTAATAACTTTGGTGGAAGATTTAAGTACAGTAAAGTAGTTGCATTGATTGATGATATCAATCCAGCAATTACATCAAACATCACCACATTAAAAATTAGACGTGATTTAGCACCAGCTTTTAATTCTGCTGCTACTTATGAAATTTGTTTTGGTAATGCATTCCATGTTAAGAAGAAAAATGATGCAGATAACCGTGGATATAACATAAAATCGACTGGATTTAGAATTAATGGAGTCGATGGAATAGTTTACATGAGTGATGTTCCAATCGATTCGGAAAAAGGTTCTATTTTCTTCTTTACTCTAGTCGATAATGTTCCATTTATTATTAAAAACAATGCAGGTGTTGTATATTACAGAAAAGGTGAAATCTTATTAGATACCGTTACTATCATATCTACACAAAGTCCTAATGGAATTGAAATTGAGGCAATACCTGACTCAAATGATGTCATTGCGTTGAAAGATATATACTTAGACCTAAGTATGGAGAAACTAGTCGTCAACATGGTTGAGGATAAGATTTCTTCTGGAGAAAATACTTCCGCAACAGAGTACATTGTAACTTCAAGCTACGCAAACGGAACAGTATATACAAGATAAAATGTCAGATACTAGAGTAACGATTCAAAATATTATTCAGACTCAAATTCCTGAGTTTCTGAATGAAGAATCCCCACTGTTTAAAGAGTTCTTAGATGCATACTATGTATCTCAAGAACATAAAACTGGTACAGTAGAACTTGCTAGTGATTTAAGTTCTTTAAAGGACCTTAAAAAATACAATAATGAGTTATTTGCATCAGCTTTTGTACCAACACTTCTTGTAGCAGATGTAACTGCGTTTGACACTGATATAGCAGTTAGTCATACTATTGGTTTTCCTGATAGGGATGGTCTCATCAAAATTGATAATGAAATCATCTATTATAAGAATAAATCATCGCAAGGATTTAGTGGTTGCTCTAGAGCATTTAGTGCTATCACCTCAATTTTAGAAAATACTACTTCAAATTATACCGAGACTGAGATTGCTCCACACTCTGCAGGAGCTCGAGTTGCTAATCTTTCTTTAGTTTTTTACGGTGAGTTATTTAAAAAATTCAAATCACAATTTTTACCTGGATTTGAAGAAAGACAATTTATCCCACAGGTTGAAATAACAAATGTTCTGTCTAGAGCAGTTGATTTCTATACTTCAAAAGGAACAGATACATCTTTTAAACTTTTATTCAGAGCATTATATGGTGAACCAGTAGAAGTTATTAAACCTCAAGAATATCTTTTAAGACCATCAGACGATAGTTTCTTTGTAACAAAAAATATTCTTGTAGAAAAAATTTCTGGTTCAGATCCATTAAAGTTGAATGGGGAAACTGTCTTTCAAGAAACGGGTAATGTTGAGGAATCATCTGCAGCAATTTATCTTGTAGAGTATAGACCTGTTGATGGAAAAGACTTATATGAGATTTCTTTTGATAGTTCTTCTTTCCTGTATAGTTTCAATACTACGAAGAAATCAAATGTTTCTAAGAAAGTAATATCTGGGTCTACAACAATTAATGTTGATTCTACAGTTGGATTTGCAAATAGTGGAACTTTAAAAGTTTCTAATGGTTCCGTATTATATGATGTAACTTATACTGAAAGAACAAATACACAATTTTTAGGTTGTTCTGGGATTGTAACTGATATTGAATTTGGAAGTGAGGTATTAGAATCAAATTTTGCTTATGCATATGATAAGGATGGGGAAAAAGTAGAGTTTCGTATAATTAATGTTATTGGAAATATTGATTTTTCTAATACATCTAATTTATTGGAAGAGGATAAAATTACACTATCTTCTTTTGGTGCAGAATTATCTGAAAAATCTGAGTTTAATAGTTGGATTTACAATAATGTAACCAATCACCAAATCAAATCCATAGTCCTTGGAAATGACCCAAATGGTACTAGATATAGAATTGAATTTTTTGATAATATTAATTTCTTTCTTGACCAGGAAGTCACCCTTAAGAATTTAAAAATAGCTTCAGATAGTGGATTATCTGCCACGGTAGAAAACTTGATTTCTGATACTATTATTGAAGTTCAATGCAATCAAAATTGTCTTGATAAAGATACTCTAACCACAGATTTGATGACTGGTAAGAGTGATCAAAATAAAACACCATCTGTTTCTGACATTCCAATTTCTATTCAGAATACCTATATTGATGATAAGTATGAAAACTTCTATGTCGCAGCATCTGGCCTTCCAAACTATCCCCTGTATGCAAAAGAACAAATCATCAATACTTCTACTCAAGTTAGTGTGGGTAATACTAATACCCTAGATACTGATGTTGTTCATAAGTTTTTCACAGGTGAGAAGATATACTACAGCCCATCTACAAATTCTGGCATCGGCACTGGAATTTACTATGTCACTACAGTTGGTGATATCAAAGATAGTAAGAAAATAAAGTTATCTTTAAGTAAGAGTGATTTATTCTCAAAAAAATACATAACTTTTAAGAATATTTCTGGTGATTCTTTTGTAAAATTAGATTATGAGAATAAAGTAGTTGAGAATCAAAAACTCTTTAAGAAATTTAATTATATCAAAGGTGATTCTTCACTGAGGGAAGTTGCAGATAGAACAACTAACAATAGACAAATTGGATTACTTGCAAATGGTATAGAACTTTATTCACCATCTCTTTTTGATGAAAATATTTACTATGGAAAGTTACAGTCAATTCTAGTAACTAATCCTGGAAAAAATTATGATGTAATCAATCCACCAGAACTTGAAATTAAAGATGTCTCTGGTAGTGGTGCATCTGGTTATTTGAATATTAGTGGTGGACTAAGACAAGTTAAAATTATTACTCCAGGAATTGGATACCAAACAAAACCAAAAATTACTCTTATTGGTGGTAATGGTCGTGGTGCTGTTGTTGAACCAAACTTAGTTAAATCTCAAATTACTTCTGGTTTCCAGGGTGATGGAAATGGAGTTAATCCAACCACCGATATAATTACATTCATCAATAAGCATAACTTTGATAATGGTGAGCAAGTTTCATATATCACTAATGGTAATTCAGAATTAAAACCATTTAAAGAAGATTCTGTATATTTTGTTGGAGTTGAAGATTCAAAATCAATTAAGTTGTATGATAAAGAGTCTGATGCTCTTCAAAAAGTCAACCCAGTAAATATTGTTGGCATTAGTTCTGGATTCCATTCATTTAAAACTTTGGAATCCAAGAATACAATTACAAGACTGTATGTAAATAGCACTGGTTCTGGATATTCAAATAAACTTATTAAGATTCCATCTCTGATTGCATATGATGGAACTAATAATGGTGTTAATACTTGGGATTACTATATCTATGCAGCAGACCACCAATTTAATAATAGGGATATTGTAAGGTATCGTACTACTGGTTCGGAAATTGCTGGATTATCTACAACAAAAGAATATGTTGTAACTGTTCTTGATAACAATAAATTTAAATTATCCGATATAGGTGGTGAGGATGAAACATTCGATAAAAACTATCGACTAAAAAAATATATTGATTTATCTAGTGTTGGAGTTGGAACGCATACATTTGCATATCCACCAATTAGATTGAAAGTAGAAACATTATCTGGTATTGGTGCTACAACTGTTATTGAACCAGAATTTGAACCAATTGTTCTTGGTTCTATTGATAGTGTGTTTGTTGAATCTCCTGGAGTTGGATATGGAGTTTCTGATGTTATTAACTTCCACAGAAGACCTGATATTCAAATTAAAGATATAAAATCGGAGGCACTATTAAGACCAATTGTAGTAAATGGTGCTATTGTTGATGTACAGTTTTTAACATTTGGTTCTGGATACGAAAAAGGTATTGATTTAATAGTAACTGGAGAAGGAACCTTTGCTGACCTAAGACCTACTGTAGACGATAATGGAAGAATAGTTGCTGTAAACATAGCAAATGGTGGTATTGGATATAAACCAGAATCTACTGAAATTACCGTATCTAGAAGAGGAGTAGATGCAAAATTCTTAGGTGATGTATATGAATGGAAAATTAATCAGGCAGAAAAGCATAAGGAACTTTTATCTGACAATAGGGATGAGGCAATTATTGTTCCAAGTAAAGTAAAGGAATTTGGTTTACATCCAGTAAATTTCTATACTCCAAAACTTCTTAGAAGAACATTAAAAGACCATATTGATGATGCGAATAGAGAAGTAGCAGATAATAGTCACTCACCAATCGTTGGATGGGCATATGATGGAAATCCAATTTATGGTCCTTATGGTTTAGTTGGATCATCAATTCAGAAAATTAGGTCTAGTTATGGAAAACAAGCAGAACCAAATTCTGCATTAAGACCATCTACATTCCCAGAAGGATTTTTCCTAAATGATTTTTACTTTGACCGAGCAATCGGTGATTTGGATGAATTTAATGGAAGATTCTGCGTAACTCCAGAATATCCTGATGGCATTTATGCTTACTTTACAACAATTGATAATAGTGCAATTTCTAAACCAGAGTATCCATATGTTGTTGGTCAATTTTTCAGAGATTTTGTAATTCCTAGAAACTATGAACCTAATTTTAATCAAACTATTGACATTAGTAGATTAAATTTAATTAGAAATACTTCACCATATTACTTAAATTCAAATACATCAACATATGATTTGATATTAAAGTCTGATGAAAAATATAAGCAAGAGTTCACTGTATCTAAAACTTTAAAGTCAGGAATTGACAATATTGGAGTATATGCTTCTGGAGAAGGTTATAAAGTTGGTGATAATGTTGTATTTAATAATGTAGGAACTGATGGTACAGGTGTTTCTGCAGCCGTTTCTAGAATCAAAGGCAAGAGTATTAATACAATTAAAGTTGGTGTAACTACTCAAACTGATGTTCAACTGTTTTCTAAGGGAAATAATATAATTGGTATTACAAGAGAACCTCATGGATATGTTACAGGTGAAGTTATTAATGTAAGTTCGATTTCAGATGCAAAATACTCCGAGTTAGAGGGTTCTAGAGAAATATTTGTACAACAAAAAACTTCTAATCTCATTGAAGACATTGATGTTGTATCTGCAACAGGTTTAACAACAGCAATCACAGTTGGGGATACATTTGGATTTAAAGTAAGTGATTATATTCAAATTGGAGACACAGAGAGGGCACAAATTGTAAGGATTGATGAAACAAATTCTCAGTTTATTGTAAATAGACTCACAAATACTGGTATCCATACTGTGGGTATATCCAGCATTAAGCTCTTGCCTACAGAGTTTAGATATGGAGTTGACAAAATATCATCTCAGATAACAGTCAATGAGCAGTATTATTTTGATTCAAAGACACTTATTGGATTTGGAACAAATATTAATAATTACACCCTTTCAGATAATAGTAATTTATCTGTTCCTGCTGGTGGTATTTACATTCCAAATCATAATATAAGGACAGGTCAAAAATTGAAGTACCACACTGGTTTTGGTGGAACTTCAATTTATGTTGGTCAAACTGTAAGTTCTACTTTGCCTTTAGCAGATGGATCGGATGTTTATGCAGTAAATCTTGGTGTTAATTTTATTGGTCTATCTACTTCACCATCAGTAGTAACTCCTCTAGTTATTGTAGACCAAGCAACAGTAACTGGGTCTGCACATTCATTGTCAGTCAATTTTTCTGATGTTACTGCAGTAGTAGAGCAGTTTGGTCTTGATGTTGTTACAAATAAACCACATAATTTAAAAAATACAGAGAAAGTTAAATTCAACTTATTACCAAGATTGACAGATAACTTTGTGATTAGATATGACACAAAACTTAGAAAATTAACTTCTGAAAAAATTAGTTTTGATGCATCTCAAGTAGGTGTAAATGTTTCAACAAATGAAATTCACTTACCAGATAATACTTTAAACACTGGTGATAAAGTTGTTTATTATGTTGGTTCTGGTACTACTATTGGTGGTTTAATTGATAATGAAACATATTTTGTAATCAAAGAAAAACCTGATTTTATTAGACTTTCCGAATTCTTAGTAAATGCAAATGAAGGTGTTGGAATTGCCATAACTTCACAAGGAAGTGGAACTCAACATATTGCAAGAATCAATCCACCATTAACAGGAACACAGCAAAATATTGTTAAGTTTGACTTATCTGATCCTAGTCTGACTGGAATGGATATGAGAGTATTTAAGGACAGCAGTCTTTCAATTGAGCTTGAATCTTACAGATATAGAAGAAATTCTATTGAAGCAGGTCTTCCTGATGCAGAACTACAGATAGATACTTCCGAAGAATTTATTGGAAATACACTATTCTATAACATTATACCACTCGCACCAAATGTTGTTGAGAAAAAACAATCATCAGTTGACACTGAAGTTGTTGGTAATAATAAGATAATCCTTAAACCAAGTATTTTTAATCAACAGTATTCTATTGTTTCTATTGGAACGACAACATTTAAGTTTAATTTAAAGTCCAAACCAGAATACTTTGACTACAGTGTTAATAGTGGAGTTAGTACAATTTTCTATGATACTGACTCTACCACTACAGATGGTCCAATCTCCGAAGTTAAGATTAACTTTGATGGAAGAGGATATAGCAAACTTCCAAAAATTGAACGAATTGATAGTGAATATGGTACAGATGCTGTTCTTAAAGCATCATCAGAAACAATCGGTAAAATTGATTCTATTGATAGAGTTAAGGATGGTTTTGACTATCCAACTGATCCAACTTTAAGACCTGTTCTTAGTGTTCCTTCAGTATGCCAGATAAAAGACATAGCAAGAGTTGATAGTATTGGCATTACTACTGGAGGTAAAGGATACCATGTTGCACCAACACTAAAAGTCATTGGAAATGATGATATTGAACTTCTAGCTTTTATTCAAGGTGGTTCTGTTGTAGATGTTTCTGTAGTTGAAAATACTCAAAATCTCAATGGACCTTTAAAGATAGTTGCTACAAGAAACTCTAATGGATATGATATTGATGACATCGTATATAATTCTGGCACAAATGAAGTTACCTTAGAACTTGTAAATGCAGATAGTCAAATATATCCATTAAGTGGAGAGTTTCCATTCAAGGTTGGTGATAGTATTTTTGTTGAGAATACAAGAATTTCTGATGCTGATACAAAGAATGGTTACAATTCTGAGGATTATAACTATAGATTCTTTACTGTAACTGGAATTAATGAAACTAATTTTACAGTTACATACAGCATGGATGGATTTGGAACAAATCTTGGCGAGTATAATACTGATATCAACTATGGTTACGTAATCAACAAAAATGATATTGCAACATTCAAAATGAATATTGCAGATGACCTTGGTTATTTTTCTAATGAGAACGTTATTGGATATAACTCACTTAACCAGCAAGTGTTTAGTGCTAAGGTTATGGAGAGTGGTTGGAATAATGATGTAAACCAATTAAGACTTATTGATAGTGAAGGTGAATTGAGTGTTGGTGATAAGTTACTTGGAACAAGGTCAAGACTTTTTGGTACTATCGAAAATGTATCTCAATTTAATCTAATTTCATCTCTCCACACTACAAGAGAGAAAATTAATTACCTTAATGACAATGCAGGTTATCTAAATGACTATCAGCAAAGAATTGCCGATAATAATTATTATCAAAAATTCTCGTACTCTCTAAAATCAAAACTTTCATATGATAATTGGAAAGAATCTGTAAGGTCTCTTGTTCATCCAGCAGGATTTAAGGAGTTCTCGGATTTAGATATCATTTCTAATACAGTATCCACCAATCAAAATATGAAGGTTGGTGTTGGTGATTCCTCTTTAAATATTTTAATTAATGTAGATAATGTCAGTTCAATGTATGGAAGATTCAACTTCTCTATGGTAACTGAAGATGAACTTCTTCCAAATGGTACTATTGAAAGAATCTTCTTCCCAGATGGTGTTAATTTAAGACCATATATTCTTAATAAAACTAATAAAGTTCTTAAGATTGACGATATTAGTAGTAATTTCACAGGATTTACTACAACCACAGGAGGACAAATTGTTGGTCTAACTACATTCTCTCTTAAAAACAAGGGATTCCCACTATTCTATAGAGAGTTTGACAGTACAGTAGAGAAAAATTTTACATTATCTGATGATAGGTTTACTTTTGAGAACCATAACTTCCAGTCTGGACAGCAACTTGAATACAAGATTAGGGAATCTATTAAACCAGCATCTGGAGCAGCAACCACAGTAGTTGAAAATAATTTTTCATATCCTACAGTTTCTACTACACTTGATAGTCCAATTGATGGTTTTGATTCTATTGCTAGAACCTTCGATGCAAATTAACAGATAAATAAAAGAAAAAGTATCTTGTGCAATGGCAAAGTTAGGGATAAATACTGGTTCCACTCCAAATGATGGTACTGGTGACTCATTATTAAGTGGTGCTATTAAAGTTAATTCCAATTTTGATGAAATTTACTCCGCATTAGGAGATGGTTCTACCATAACCAACTCTATTGACTTTGCGGTTATTGCTGGTTATTCTACAGCATCTGGTATTGCTACCTACGCATCAAATGCTGGTATTGCAACTCTTGCTAATTATGCTACAAGTGCTGGTATTGCTACCAATGCTTCTACTGCAACTTATGCAGTAAATGCTGGGTTTTCGACTGGAGCAGCAACTGCTGATGGATTAGCAGGTACACCAAACATTACAGTTGGTTTTGTAACTGCGTCGTACCTTTCTGGAGATGGTGGGAATATAACTGGTATCGTAACTAATCTTACTGCTGGGAATGGTATCTCACTATCAAACAATGGTGGTACAGTTAATGTAACTAATAATAAATCGGATGATTATCCATCAAAATGGGTTCAGACTGGCTCTGGAATCCATACAATGGCTAATGTTGGAATTGGAACCACAACTCCACTAGCAGATCTACATATTAACAGTTCTCAAGTAAAACTAACTGATAGTAGTTCTATAAATTTAGATGATAATAATGCAATTCATTTTGGTTCAAGTGGTTCTGGTGACTCTTCACTGTTCTGGGATGGTACAGATTTAATACTAGAGGCATCAACAGGCAAATTTACTGTTAAAGACTCGACTAATAAGATATTTGAAGCAGTTGGTGGAGAAGGACCAATATTATATTATGACGGAGTTGAAAAACTTCAAGTACAATCAAATACTGTTTCATTTACTTCTGATGTTAATGTTACTGGTGACATCTATACATCTGGTGTTTGTACTGCAGTTTCTTTTTCTGGACATGGTTCTAATTTAACTGGTATTGTTACATCAATTGTTGCTGGAACAAATGTAACTGTAACAAACAATTTTGGAACTTATACCATCAATTCTAGTGGTGGTGCTGTTAGTACTCTTACTGGTCTTACTGATGTAACTCTTACATCTCCTTCTAATGGTGATGTTCTAAAATATGATGGTAATGGTTGGATTAACGATACTACTGCTGGTACTTATGGTGATTCTAATGTAGATACACATCTGAATGTTAGTGGCGCACTTACGGGGCAAATATTAAGTTGGAACGGTTCTGATTATGCCTGGGTAACAGACCAGACTGGTGGAGGTAGTTCATATGCAAACTCTGATGTTGACACACATCTAAATGTTAGTGGTGCTACTTCAGGTCAAATTTTAAGTTGGAATGGTTCGGATTATGCTTGGGTAGCAGACC